TTTGTGAAATACAGTAGCGGCCGCAACCATATATCGAATTTGTGGAGTTTCATAAATTTCCTTTGTTGCACGATTACGTACAAGGTATTTTTCAATCAACTGTTCGATAGCTGCATATCCATATTGCTCGTCCTTTTCGTGGTCGAGCATATCGTCCATCTTCATCCAGTCTTCTTTGCTGTACCATTCTAATAGTTCAGGAGTATATAGACCAACTGCAATGTTCTTGACTACAATTTCATACAAGCTAGGGACTTGATAATCACCATAGACATCTTTACGTAACATACTGAGACGTTGTTTACCTGCTACGTATTGATAGTTTGTGTGCCCGATATCTGGATTTGATTCCACGTCAATAAGATCTACAATCGCTCGTAAAGTAATCTCATCAATTTCTTTTGTAGTAATGCCGTCATAAAAGTGAGGCTGGCTTTTAATCTCGATCATACTCTGACTTACGTCAGCAATGCCACTGCACACTTTTGCAATCTGTGCTTGCCACTTTTCAACTGCTAGTGGCTCTCTATTTCCGTTTCTTTTAATAACTGTGATTTCCATCTACGCCTCGATTATTATTCTTTTAGACTGATATTTATAACGGATCGTTTTTCGACCATACCAGCCTGGTTTCTACATTTTGTAGAGAGTTAATGTCTAATACTGCCCTGTATTCAAAATTTAGCACACTTTTATTGTCAATTATTAGACAATAGCGAGGATGCTTATCAGTTTCGAACTTAGAAGTATGTATATCACAACTCGTGTCTTTAAAACGCTGCGTTAATTTAATAGTATACAGCATGCCTAGAGTGATTGCAAGATCGTCTAGGTGGAGATCGAGTATTAGATGCCATGGATCAGGCCATTCGTCGGGAGTTTCTGGATTGAGGTACGGACTAACAAAGGGAGCTTGGCTCCAAAGCATCGCGACATCTTCTAAGGGAGTGTCGCTAGTCTCTAGGCTATCTCTAAATTCTTTCCAGGCTGTTAGTCGTTGTGTTCCGTGCCGATCAAACACCGTAGGCTACATCAAAAGAGATTGAGCCTGTGGCGCCTGTAGCAAGCGGATTCTTATACGAAAGCACCACGGTATCAATTCCGGTGTCGGAATCGTTGTCTCTTAATTCTGCGGTAAATTCAAAATTGGTCATTAGAGCTCCTCCTGGGTCTGTCGTTAATGATGGCGAGTATTGGTATTGATCGGATATTGCTACCGATGTTAAGTCATCATCTACTGTTAGCCATAATTGGCCTACTCGCGAATGAGTTGATAACTTTAAGAAATAGTTAATAACCATAAACTTGTTAAATGACGATAACACAGTTAATGGTCTGAAGCTATCTGAAAGATAGATATCAGCATCGATTCTGTCTACAAAGTTTGCATAAGATCCGTTGTAGACTTCAGTGATAGCAGCTACAGTATTAGTAGATACAATTCCTGCATCTTGCTGACGATCACTTGTGCAGCTCATTACCTTATTGCCAGTCTTCTCACCGAAGTAGACAACATAGGTTAATGGAGTTGCTGAGGTATTAGTTCCATTGCCGCAGTTCTTAAATTTACTGCGCTGAATAAATGTTCCGCGGCCTTGTGTGGAGTTAAATGCTTGTGCTGCAATTTCTTCGAACTCGCAGTCATTGATTTGCCAAGCATTAGTTTGTCCTTCCACGCCGTCGATATAGATACCAACATGGTTTGCAAAAAACTCACAATGCTCAAATCTAACGATTGTATCGTAGACGTTTGTCTGTACGCACTTTGCAGATATACTGTTCGACTCGAACTTGCAGTTGCGGAACTTAATATCTGTAACCTTAGTTCCCACTAAGATGTTCTGCCAGAAAGTTGCTGCTGGCTCGGTGGTCAACGATGTAACAGTGTCGCCTAGTTCGTAATCTCCTAGGAACTTAACATCGTCAAACAATGCGTTAGACAATCCAGATAGTACTGTTTGTCCAGTAGTACGCTGAATTGTTAGATTCATTATCTTAACATTTTCAGGATGGTCAGTGCTGCTAAAACTAGTGAGCTCTGTGCCTGCTGAACTAACAAATCCAATATTATGGTTGGCAATATTTAAGATAACACCGTCCGCTGTTTCGCCTTTGATAATTGCATTACTAGGAATGCGGAAGTCACTTGCAAAATAGTATGTTCCGTTAGGAATCAATAATACTTTTTTGTATGCATCGTTTGAATTTCTAAATAACTGAGTTAGGGCTGTTTCAAATGCAGTAACGTTATCAGTGCTACCATCACCAGATGCTCCGAAGTCTGCAACACTAACATATTCATCTAGCTTACCTTGTAGGCTTCTAGAGACGGTTCCTAAAATACTAGGATCATTGCCCGCAAACTCATAACTAGATGCTAGGTCTAAGATGTTATCATGCTCAGTTAGGATCTTTGTGTTGCCCACATACGGAGCACCTTCTAGAACGCTGCCGTTACCGATAAACAGTTCTTGTGTGTCAACGGTCCACGCGAATTCCGCAGAACTTAATTGCGGCACTCCGCTGTTTGAATTTTTTTGGCCTCTGCGGACCTGGATTTTTGATATTTGAACGACAGCCACTATGATATCCTCTATGCGTTATAGAGTATTTATCTGCCTAGCTGATAGTATTCCTCGACCTTAGCTAACCAAGCATCCTGCCATTTGTTAAAATCAGCTGGTTCTAGCGTAAATTGCTGGTATTGAAAGTCTCTGCTACACATAAAGATTACACCCTTGCGAATGTTAGTGCCGTAGACTTCATTATGTGCTAATATATAGGCCATTAGCTGTAGATAATAATCATCTACCCATTCTGCCTTCTTGGGCTTATTTGTCTGCTTGTAATCCATTACAGCCGGCTCGCCTTCATGCACTCCAACTAGGTCAGTTGTGCCCGAGAACAGTCCGGGAAAGTAAAGACTCTGTTCCATTGCCCAGATTTCGTTTACTTTGCTTAGGCCGTTATCGATAATAACATCGGCCATCTTGTGTGCTTGTACTTGAACAGGATGCTGGCCAGGAAGGCGTTCTAATCCTGCGCAAAACCGTTCTAGATTGCCGTGCATTGCAGTACCAATGCCTGCGGCTTCAGTTGTAATTTGTTGTGCTTTTGCATGTCCAACTCTATTCTTCCACTCATTCAAATGAGTCATATCTTTCGTAGCCGAAAGAATAGTCGTAACACTAGGAAGACTTTCGCCGTCTGGAGTAAGATATACTCGCTTGCGTGTTACTGGATCATTTACCTGCTTACAGGCTTTGTATTGATGTCTTTCGACGAATGGTGGAGGTGTTAAAATAGTTGTTGTCATCCTGTATATATTACAGGAAAAGTATTACTATGTCAAGCCTGGACGCCCTTAGAGTATTGATCTAATTGTCCGGAAACTGCACCAGAGGCCATCTTATCGATCTTCTCTGCAGGAGTTTCGCCGTCCTGCGGAGTTTGTTGATCTTTAGGACCACCTGGTACATTTAATTCAATGCCGTGAGCATTGAAGTTTTTAACTAACTTCTGTATGACTGGGTTACTATCGTAGATAGCTTTGAATGTTTCATAATCGGCAGTTATCTCGGACCCACTGGATTTTAATACTCCATTAAGTCCTGCCCAATTTAATTCAGCAGCGGCTTTCTTACTTGCAGCTCTACCAACGTAGTTGCGTAGAATAACAATTAGTTTATCTGTAGTGTCTCCACCATTGCCAAATTCAAAGAATCTCATTTTATAGCTGCCAGTTGTTTTTGTAAGTCAATTAGTTGCGATTGTGTTTGCTTGATCTGATCCTGCAATTGTTTACGCTGGTTCGCTTTGTCTAATGCTTGTTGAGCCATCATCTTTGCTTGTGCAGCCGGATCTGTGGCAACTTGCTGACCAGGAGCCAACGTAGTAGCACCTGCTGCCGGAGCAGCTGGAGGTGCCATTGTAGGAGCAAGCTCTCTAATGTTTAGAAAGTCGCCTTCGTTTACAAGATCGCTAAAACGCATTAGCCTGCTAACACTTTTAAAAGTTTGTTGCTAAAGTCAATGCTTTCGCGCTTCTCACGGCCTGCGGTTTCTAAACCACCTGCGCCTGGCTCTGCTGCTGCAAATGCATCATCAACGCTAGCACCCATGTCGCCGCCTGCGTTCATTTCGTCAGGAGCAGCTTCACCACCCATGTCGCCCATGTCGCCCATATCGGCTTCACCGCCCATTTCGGCACCTGGCTCTGCACCTAGCATCTCAGCACCTTGCTCTTCGCCTGTTAGTGTACGAACACCAGTAGCTAGAGTTTCGCGTGTTTGCTTTAGGTTTTCAAGAGCTTGTTGAATAGCTGGAGCAACTGCTGTTAAGAATGCCTTGGCTTGCTCTTGACCCATCTCGTCACGGATCTGATCGCCTAGTTGAAGAAGCGTGTCATTTTCCATACCGGAAAGTTCTTCAATCCATCTGCCCACTCTGTCTACCATTGTTTTTGCGGATACGATCGACTGGGCCTGTTGGATCTCACCTTCTCTTAAATTGCGCATATCATCTCCTGTTGTGTCAATGCTTTCGTTTTTGTTGTGTTGCTTCCACGCAGTAGCGTAAGCAATTGATTTTTCTTTATCTGTTAGCTTGCCGTCTTTGGCATAGCCCTTCTTAATATGTTTTACCATTCTTTCAGCTTTAGCGCCCGGAGGTGCCTTTTCTTCTAATTCAGCTGCTTCGATAGTAAACTCTTCGCGTTCTGCAATCTCTGCATTGATAGCATCGAGCATGAACTGTGCCTTGGAGAATGCTTCATTCTCTAGGTTTTCGTTGAAGCCAGATTCACCGCGCACCTGGCTAACCTGTGTACGTAGCTTGTTTCTAGCATCCTGTAATTCGTCTAAGTTAAAAGCTTCTAAATTGATCTTCTTACCAAACATCTTCTCCATAGACTCGTTGAGTCTTTGAGCTGATCTATTAAATTTAAAAAGGTCTGTAGTTTTCATATTTCAAAGGGTCCAGATTGATACTATATTTAGTTCAGAATGCAATCAATGACTCCGCATAGTTCTTAGAAACCAGCGCTTTATCACGACTCTCGCAGTATCTAGCCCAGTATATATCCGACTTATCAAAGTCCTTGGAATTAACTGCCCTCTGATACTGTGCTCTTAGCATCTGGCTGTCATTAAACCATTTGCCGTACTCTTGATCTGCCCTGTATATTCTATCGGGTAATATCAATCCTCTGTGCTTGGCAAGCAGATTGGCTATTTTAATTGCCACGGCATTTAAGTAAATGCACTTATAAAGTATAACATCATTCCTGATTAAATTCTTTACTGTTCCTTCGTTTTCAATCAATACATCACCTACAAGAATGCCATTCTCGACCTTGATCGGGATGATGTTCTTGCTAAGTTCTGTGCTAACAACTCTTTCGAGTCGTTTTGAAATATTGCTCATAAAAAAAGGACCTATGGTCCTTTATTTAAGTGTGTGGTTAATTTTACATCTTCATTAAGAATGTAACAATAATTGCAAGTATGCCGGCAATAACTGTACCAGCTGTACCAATAATGACTTTGTTCAGGCTCTGTTGGCCTTCTAGAATGTCTTTATGCACTTCACTGACTTTCTTTTCGAGTCCTGTTAAGCGATCATCTAACTGTCCATAACGCAAGGCGCATAGATCAACGTGTGCTTCTAGACTTTCTTTTTCTAATTTTGTTGTTGGCGATGTAGCCATAATGTTCACTCTCCAAGTGGTGTATGTTGGGTAACGTTTATGCCTATTGTGCCTTTGATACTTTATTTATCAGACTTATATGGATTCACATCTTTGACGATAGTTTTGATGCTATGTATTTCATCTAGCACATCACTAACACGGCCACGAGTAACATCCCATTGATCAACTAGTCTTCTAATAACGTATATAGCCCACCACCACCAAATAACAGCCACGGTAAACATTGTGGTTTCGCCTATAACCATTGCTATCTTAAACATCGAATCAGTTCCGAATACCCAGATAAAAAATGTGCCAGCAAGAGCAGTCATAGGCAAGATGGCCGCGGCCCATGCCCATAATCTAATTTCTTTTATTGTCTTTGCTCTGAACTGAGTAAACTCACCCATATTACACATTATGCCTTAAACTAGTATTTAATTACAGTTAAGTAATAATTTAACTGCTAGATAATGGATAACCAGGTGTTGATGTTGTGGCCAGTTGTTTGAAATGCTGCCGGGGTTATATCTGCGCTATCTTCTAACTCGTTAATAATAGGAACACCGTGTAGATCCTCAACTAGTAACGCTACTGGATCACCGTCTCGAAGAAAGACTTCGTCCCGTTCAACATCAAATTCCCATATCCAGTGTGTAGCCTTGCCGTCTAGATTATCGGGCAATGCACCAGTATGCTTCTTTGGCGGATTGGCCCAAGTAACGTTTGATCGTAGACCGATGCCCTGTAGCAAACTATTAAAATTAGCCTGCTGACTAATTTTTAGTCTGTCAGTTTCACCTCGTGCAGGATTTGTCCGAGTAATGTCTACCAATGTTATTATTTTGTATCGTGCCATAATGTGCAGTTATTTACACAGATAGAAACCATAGCCGTAAAAAAGCCCACCGAAGTGGGCTTAGTCTTCCCATCCCTGAGAAACTTAACTATTAAGCAAATGTGATGCCTGTTGGAACAACAGTAGTAACAGTGATTGTACCACCAATTGCTGCAACAATTTCAGCTTCCATCTTAGCATAAGAACCATCACTAAGTGATGGGCTTGCTGCTGAACCGTCATTCAATGTGTCATCGCTGAAACCAATGATTAGACCAGTTGCGGATGGTGTACCGATAACCCAAACTTCACCGTAGTTCTGAGCAGCACGAACTGTCTTAGACAAGTTGCTGTTAGAATTACCTTTGGTTGTTGTGAAATCACCACTTGTCAAGTCGCCACCGTTGACGATCTTAACGAAACGCATTGTACGTGTACCAAAGTTGCTCTTTGGATCAACGAACTTATAAGCGTTTGCGCCTAAAATAGAACCTGCAACGCCTGCACCAGCGTTGTCGTACATGTTGTAATATGAACTTAAATCTGCCATGATATTTTCTCCTTAATCAATGATCCCGCTCCGGGACCGGCATAGTATTTATATTGGTAAGGAAAAAACCAGGACTTTGGCTTGTTTTTAGTCGGATTTGAAAGGAGTCCAGCGATGTCTTGGGACTAGCTTGACGCTGTCCTTACCCGACACATATCCTTCTCCGCCAGGCTCACCTGCTGTGTGCGCTGTGATATCGGATTCTGCTGCATCTAAGTCTGCAATAATTTCGTTCTTTGCCATCATTAATGCAGTGACTATTCGAAATAATACATCTAGGGTATTGTTGTGTTTAAGACTGTGCTCTTGAATCTTTTTTAGCTTGGTAGGAGTTGTTGATAGAAACTCAAAGAATGATTTGGTATTAATGCTATCCAGCTGCTTGGCTTTGCTTTGTGCATTGACAAAACTATAGATGCTAGCTTGTAGGTATCCCATTCCTGCAACTGGAGCTAGGAAAGTATTGATATTAGGAGATTCAATGTTAACTAACTTCTCTAGTTCTAACAAATTATGCACATCTACTTTAGGTTGATGATCGACATAAGTTTGCCCAAATACAACTAATGAAGGAGTGGTGTTAAATTCACTAACGTTCTTAATGTCAACTCCGGTCTTATCACCAAAGTACTCATAGAGTTTGTGAGCTGCAACGGCCACAACAGCTTTAGCAATCTTACGGCCAACTTCGCTTGTGCCTTTTACAGAATAGGTAGTTTGATTAGGAGTAAATGTAATCTTACCGTCGGCACCAGTATAGGATTTGCCCGGGTGAAATAGGATGTCGCCGTAGACATATCCTCTAAAGTTTGCAGGAGTTGCTGCTTCAAAGACGGGCCATAGTGCAGCCATGTCGCTGGCAAACTTGCCTCTCCAGTCTTCTCCCTTGCCGCGGCTAAGGATAAACTTTTCTAGCTCTTCTGGGCTAGTGCTCATGCCTTCCTCACGACCCCAATTGTTCTTGCCAACTAATCGGAATGTGCCGTCTGCATCTCTTCCCCAATATACTGTAGGACTGCCGTCCCACTTTATTGCAACATCTCTAGCATTCCTACTTAGACGTTTAAGGATTTCGATAGCACGTTTGCTACCATTGGGTTCTGTGAATGCCAGGTCTTCTAGGTGATTAAACTCTCGTCCTATTGTTTTAGGTACAGGAGACGATTCAACTAAAAACTCAAAGGCTCTCACTTTGTTGCTTCCATCATCTTACGGAACCAAGCAGGTGTTCCCGTTTGATAGCTTTCTAATTGCTCTGACTCGGGAAGGGTAATACCTTCGCGTCCCAATGTTTCTCTAGCATCAGCTACGAGCTTTTCATAATCCGGTAACCGTTTGATAACGTTAAGGATACTTTCAACAGTTGCTAGATCTTTGGGGCTTGTCATTTGCCCTAAAAGGGTTTTGGCTATCTCGTTAGGGTCGCGGGTGATAACTTCGTTTGTTTCTCTGTTAACTAGTCCGTTCTGGAAACTCCACTTGTATCCCTTGGCCTTGGCAATGCTGGCCAACAATACCTGTCGATGGCTTCCTCGGTAAGGACTTCCTTCAGTGCCGCCAGCCAATGAAAACTTCATCCAATCTGGCTCACCGAACATAAAGTCTGCTTGCACATAACCGTTGGCTTCATCACCTTTAATAGGCGTCTTGAAATGTACAGAGATACCGCTCTTTCGAATCCAATCTTTAGGATCTCCGCCCTTGTCAACAATATAGCTGCTTAGTGCTTTGGCAAACTCATTCTTGTCAACTTTATTAGCATCTATGGCAATATCCAAATCGCCTGAAACAGAATTCTTACCTGTAGTGCCTAGCAAGTTATCAGTAAGCTCTAGACCCGTAACAGTTTCCAACCACTGGATAGTGGGCATAACATCTGTTTTGTTAATGCTTTTAGTTAGTATTGTTCCGGCAGGGTCTTTAAAAACATTACCGCCTTCTATTAAGTTAGTCATCTTTCTTTGATTCGAGCAACTTTTGCTGTTTTTTTGTTTCGGATATCTTCCTGATACCTCGAGTAAATTTGGATGCGTCTTGCCCTTTGATAGCATTAATAAGTCTACGCTCCAGCTCATCTGCCTGTTCAGGCGTGTAATGCTTGTGTATGCTTTCTAATAGATTAATGGCAGAATTGATAATGTTAGTCGCTCTGCTTTCAAACAGGGACTCTTTGTTACGTACTTCTGCAATTTCGTTTAGTTCTTGTAGTATAGAACGAGTTTTTAATTTCATCGCTAGTCCAAATTATTATTGTATTTAACTCAATATTAAACAATGTTACAGTAAATTCTAGGACAAGTCAATGCCGTTGACAAATGTGCAGTCGCAGCATATAATGAGCTAAATACTCAGTAGAAACCATGAGTACTACAGATTACACAGAGGATAAAACTATGTTAATTACCGCAATCGCTGGATGGGCCAAAAGTCTACTCCAAGCACTACAAAAGCCACAAACCTATGGCTCAGCACTAGAAGCATACATTGTTTCTAACGATCCGCAGGATTCCTGCGATGTTGACCGCTTGACCCGCGAGTTTGACAGTAAACAAAGAGGGAGCTTTATATGTTAATGAAAATTTTACACACCGCATGGGAATACCTAGTTACACTAGGTGAAGCTCGTTACGAGTACATTAAGAAGCACGGAGCCGCTTGGTACTAACATGCCCTACTCCACTGTTCGCAGGGTACTAGGTCACGAGTACTCCAAATATCGCAAACACTTAAAAGCTCTAGATAGAGAAAGCAAGACACTTCGTTTTGCCAATCCACTAAGCGATGAAGTAATTGATACTTTATGCGACAAGTGGGAAAAAGACCACGAGCACAACATCCTATTCTGTATTGAAAACGATGACTTAGACTTCATAGCAGTTGCTCATATCGCTATTGATGAGAAAGGAGACATGGAACTTGCGTTCTCTGTACTCAAAGGATATCAAGGTCAGGGTATGGGTAACCACTTAATGAAACGTGCCATACAGTGGTGCCGTACGCACAACTTCTTGCATGGCAGCATGGTGTGTTTAAGTTCAAACGCTACTATCAAGCACCTATGCACTAAGTACGGCATCCACATGACTAGCGAGCACGGAGAAACGCTTGCTGACATTGAGTTAGATAATCCTAACTTGAACACTTTTGTCGAAGAAGCAACTTCCAGCAACCTAGCTGTGATGGATTATTGGGGAAAGCGAGTTCCAAGAATCATTGCTTTTAAGTAACGAGAGATATATAATAGTACATCAGCTGCATAGTTTTGCAGTAGATCGTAACATACACTACACACAGGAGAAAAATTATGTTTACACACAATCAAATCATCGACTCTATCCAGAGCGGTAAAAAGCAATTCGTTAACACATTCGTTGCTGACGAAAAATTCAAGTCAGAGTTGAACAAACTTATCGATGCTCAGGCGCAAGCTGCTAAGACTTCAGTTGAAGCTAGTTTGGCAATCGCTCAAGCGTTCGTTAAGAACAGCACTGATGCTTTCAAGAACTTTGTTCCTACAAGCAAGTAATCATAAACACACACAGGAAACAATATGACACAACCAGAAGTTAAATTTAATAAGAACGGATACGAAATCCGCACAGACATCCTGGCTATGGCCAAGGACCAACTTAACAATGAGTACCGCGCTAAGTATGCAGGTTGGGAGTTTACTGCCGCCCGCGACGAAAAGACCGGACAAGTTGTTACTACTGTTGCAATGCCCGAGTATCCAGGGATGGACAAAGTTCTTGAAGTTGCCGAGAAGATGTATAACTTTGTCAATAACGGTGCAAAGAAGTAATATTATAATACTCCCGAAAGGGATGAAGAAAATATATTAAGCGCATAGCGCAAATATTATAGTAGAACGAAAAAGGACTCTCCGGAGTCCTTTTTCTATTGTTGACTTTATTTCCTAATTACTGTACACTTATAGTATGCTTAATAATATTCTCAAATGGGCGGGCTGTGTTACAGTTTGTGCAGGGGCATTAGCCGCAAGTCTGCGAGTCGACCCATTAAACATTTACCTGCTAAATGCAGGAGCGTTCATATACCTTATTTGGTCTATACGCATCAAGGAACTAAACCTCATAGTTGTTAATGGCATCTTGCTGTTACTATACATTATCGGACTATTTTACTAATGAACAACAAACTTATACTCACAGACTGCGATGGCGTAATGCTAGATTGGGAATGGGCATTCTCTGTCTGGATGCGCGAAAAGGGTTACACAATGCTAGATAGTGCAAAGCATAGTTACTATCTACATGAGCACTATGCCGAACTGGAAAAGAAAGACTCTAAACGAGTTGTCAAACAATTTAACGAGTCAGCGTCAATTGGCTTCTTACCTGCTCTACGCGATGCTACTTACTATGTCAAACGATTGCACGAGGAACATGGATATCAGTTCCGTGTTATCACAAGTCTAAGCAAGAACACCGATGCACAACGTCTGCGTGAAATGAATATGCGTAAGATATTCGGTGATGCTATTGAAAAGATTATCTGCTTAGACACAGGAGCAGACAAAGACGAAGAGCTTGCTCCCTACAAAGACAGCGGCATGTGGTGGATTGAAGACAAATGGGAAAATGCCGAAGTTGGCCATAAGCTAGGCCTTAAGACTATTCTTGTAGAACACGGACATAACATGCACCATGAATGTAACTATCCTGTTGTTAAGAATTGGAAAGAGATCTACGAGTTAATTACTGCCAAATAAAAAGCCCCTTTCGGGGCTTTTCTGTATTAGTGCTCACTTTAAGAGTACATTCCGGAGCACGACTTCCATATACTCTAGACCAGCAGCCGGTCCACACATACCGTTACGAATAACGGGTCCTAAGGTGTGTTCTTTATTGTAGACTGCTCCAAATGGATAAGTCTACAGGATCTGTTTCGATGTGTTGTAGCTGTGCAGGTAACTGTGGATGAAAGTTCAATCCAGTGTACTGCTCAATAGTTGCAACGTTCACAGCGTATTTAGGCAAATCTTTAACAGGTAGTGGCGCATTTGGAAATAGGAATGCAATGGCCTTTGCTGACTTACGATCAACAATAACTTTCCACATGTGTGTAGGAATGCCTACCTTACCAGCACCGATTGTTTGATATCCCTGTCCATAGATAGTGCCGCTGACAACATAAATGTCTTTGCCTTCTAGGACCCAGTTACGAACTGCTGTTTCAAGTTGCTTCCAAATACCACGATTGTGATTAGGAACTTGTGGTACCATGTTGCTTAGAAAGAAGCTCTCGCTCATTGCTTCGGCAGTGTGCGTGTTGTCAGCACCTGGAGCAAGGTGTCCACGGTCATATGGAAACCCAGCGTAATCTGCCAATGTTGATTGATATTGCTTTGGAATACTTGGATCTGGTCTGAAGTCGTCCTTGCGCTTGTTTGCTCCGGTAATGTGCTGGAGGGTGATGTGTTCAAGGACATACTCAGCTGTCTTTGTATCATATCTGTAGTGGATGGCATAGTTTTGTTTACAAAGATACTGCGTGGTGCCGGGCTGTAATTGACTTACAGGTGCTCCACGCAGGGCAAATTGCGGACATGCATCGTCAATTGGATTAGCGAATGCTTCTACTCCAACGATGCTCCATATTACTAAGTTTAATGCTACTAAAAATTTCTTCATGTTACTCCCATATAACCATTTTAAATTGTTCTTTTGGTATTCCAAAGTATTTACACTTCCAATCACTTTGTTCGAAGAAACTTAACGAATGCCAATTATCTTTATATTTAATCAAATCCTGTGCCGCTTGTTCCCAATCAATAGATAATAAGATAGGTTCTATTTTTTCTTTAACTGCTACTATTTCTTCGTAGTCGAAGCAGTCCCATTCCCAGTGCAGGATTTCAAATGCGTTGCCTTGCCTATCAACGTAATCCATTGAGAAGTCTAATCCCCATTTGGGGCGCATCGCTATTACTTTATTGATTAATGGCAATTCTCGGGCCCAATACTGTAGTTGGTCCAATGCCTTTCCGTCATAGGCTTTGCGCTCAAACAATAAACTATGATTTAGAACTGCTCCTTCTAGTTTAGGTTCTTGTGTAAACCAATCTTGCTTTAGTGCGTGTATATGATCTCGGTGCAGCTTGGGCTTGGCAAAGTTGCTGTAGGCAAAATGTTTTTCCAGCTGCGTTAGATCATATCCGTTTTGATCAAACAAGGATAAGTCTTCGGCAGTGGGAATGTATAGTATTTTCTCTACAGGGTTGGTCCAATACCCAATTGGGTCTAGGCTATTCTTAGTTAGAGCTACGGACGATGTTAG